GGACATGCCGACATAGGCTTACGCTTGGCGGCGGCATATCTGACCGCTCCGCGATACTCCATCGAAGCCACCAACCTCCGCACCGCAGGGACAAACATTTTCGCGGGCGTGCGGGCGGGATCATCCAGCGGCACGCAGAACGTCCTCATGGGCGTTCAATCCGGCACGGGCAACACCGGATCGGATGTTATCGGCATCGGATGGCTGGCGTTAGAAAATAACACTCAATCTTACGCCGTTGCGGTCGGAGCGCGGGCGGGCGAGGAAAACACCGGCACCTTTCCGACATGCGTTGGATACTCTGCTGGGCAAAACAACACCGCGAACAATCTAACATCAATAGGATATGCGTCAGGAATAAACAATACCGGCGTAAATTGCACGCTTGTAGGTGCTAGTGCTGGACAATCCAACACTGGAGGATCGTCAACCTTAATCGGCTACCAATCGGGGCAGAACTCGACGGGGGGCAGCCTGACCGCCATCGGTGATGAGGCAGGCAAAGGCAACACATCAACCAACAACACGTATGTCGGCGTAGATTCGGGCAGGTTAGCCATCACCGGAGCGCAGAAAGTCGGCGTCGGGGCGCTTTCGCTCACATCTGATCTATCAGCGGGATCTATCGGTATCGGATACAACGCTGGGTCTAACATATCATCTGCGGGTAACTATACCATCGCCATCGGCCACAACGCCGGGAGATATAACAAGGCCGCGCAGGCAACATTCATCGGGAGGAGTGCTGGCCCACAAACGGACGGCGACGGAACAACCCTGAATTTCGCAAACGTCGTGGTTCTCGGCTATGAGGCTCAGGCCAGCCGTGCGAATCAGGTGACGCTAGGCGGGGCAACCACCACGGAGGTCATCACACCCGCAACAAAAATCATTTTTGGCGCACTCCCCAACTATGCCGACGACGCCGCCGCCGATGCGGACGCCGCGCTGATTTCCGGTAGCCTTTACCGCACGGCGGGCGGGCGACAAGTATTCCAAAAGCCATGACCCACCCCAAACACCCGCCCCACCTGAACCCTTAATCCTTGACATCGAACCCCCTACCCTGTAACCTACACCCATGACAAACGACATCGACAAACAATCCTTCGGCGAGGCTGGCTGCCAGCTTGTTGCCGCCAACACCGCGATTCCTGCTGGCCAATACTGCGCCCTTAGTTTCGTGGGCGGGGGTGGTGCTATCACCACAGCGTTCTCTGCGGCTGAAGTGCCACTACTCAGCGGCACGCAGACCAGCATCACCTTCCCTGACGGCTACACGCTGTTCACTCCACTCATCATCGCGAGCGGTTCCTCAGCTCGTATCGCCTGCCCAGTAATCCTCTACAAAGCAATCTGATGCGTTTAGGTCTCGGAAATATGCTGGTTAAAGGTGGGGCGTTGGCTTCACTTGACCCCGACGCAAGAGCCTACATCGCTGCGGTTGTCGCGGCTGGTGGGACGGTTAGCGGAGGGCAGAAAACTGCAATCAACACCTTCTACAAGACAGGGAAAAGTGATGGCTGGTATTCCTCGCTGAAACGTATGTATCTGCCGATCTGGGGAGTTGCCGCGCCTAATGCCATTGACATGATCGGACTGACAAGCGGCACGTTTGTCGGGACGGTGACTCATGCAGCGGGATATGTATTTACAGACGGCAGCACGGGATATTTTGATTCAGGCGCAACCCCATCAGGCGACGGGATACAACTTGATTCCGCTTCTGTTTTCTTGTTTATTACGGGAGCCTCTGCATTGGCTCCACAAACCGCGACTTATGGTGGTAGACCGGGGCAAACTGACCGATGGCTGAATGCAGGAGCCAGTGTATCTGGGGCTGGAGGGGTGTTTACGAGGTTGATTAGCAGCGCCAACAATGTCGTTACCAAAGCCGACATTCGCGGAATAATACTTGGCAACCGAAATAGCAATTCAGAATACGACACACACCATCGCACGGGCAGCGGTGAAACCGTAGACAATTTCAGTAGTGCATCAACCACGGTTCCAACAATGAAAATGTTTGCGATGGCAGCTAGCCTGAATAATACAGCAGGCACTTTTTCCTCAAACAGCGTTTTCTACGGGGCATACGGGCACGGCTTGGGACTGAATAACGGATCAGGATTCACGATAGCACTCAAGAATCTTTGGGAAGGAACCACCGGACTGACATTGCCATGATCGGATTCGTCGTTACTCCAGAGCAAGCAGAAGCTGCCAACGCTGCCATCGCGGAAGCGCAGACAAGCCGTGGAATGCCCGTGTTTTGGTTGGCTGGCAGCTACCCTATTTACACCGGAGAACACGCAGGAGATTGTTTTATTCCATGCGATGATGCGATACTTGCCACACCTCTTATCGGACACCCGCCACAGACTCCGCAGGATTTCCCTGAGTTCGCCGTAATCATTGATTCAATGGGTGGGCTAGACGCTCGCATTGATATTCCAGCCTCCGACATTGCCCCACCCGAACAACCATAACCAATGCTCGCCGCCAACTACAACATCACGATTGATCGGGCAGCCGAATACACGTTCGTGCTGACGATCAATAATCAGGCTGGAACCGCCGTGAACATTGGTAGTGCTGCGTTCTACGCTGACATTCGTGATCTAACCACCCGTAGAAAAGCCACCTCGTTTACCCCAACAATCTTGGATAGCGGAGTAAACGGTCAGGTATCGCTCAACCTCACGGAAGCAAATACACTAGCGCTCCGGCCTTCGGGTAGATACGTTTACGACATCTTCATGCGCCGCAGCGGTGTAACGGATCGACTCATTGAAGGCTCCGTGACTGTGCGCGACAATGCAACCAAAGGTTCCCCCATAGATCCAACCGCCTAAAACCATGCCATCAGACACTTACACCTTAACCATTTCCGACGTCGGCGTTAGCACGCCATCCGCAGGTTCAGTTACGAATACATCCGTCGCTGCTGGCGCAGCAATCGCGTTTAGCAAGCTGGCAACCCTGACCAGCGGGAACATTCTTGTTGGCAGCAGCGCAAACGTCCCTACGTCCGTTGCGGTTACTGGTGCCATTACCATCTCCAATACTGGGGTTACTTCTATCGCCCCTTCTCCGACCTTAGTTACACCAATCTTGGGTACACCTACTTCTGGAACGCTTACTAGCTGCACGGGTCTTCCTTTAACCACTGGCGTCTCCGGGACTCTCCCAGCAGCAAATGGCGGAACTGGACAGTCCTCTTACGCTATCGGAGACATCCCCTTCGCCAGCAGCTCTACGGCTTTGTCAAAACTTGCCGATGTAGCTACGGGCAACGCTCTTCTTTCTGGCGGTGTGGGCGCAGCCCCAGCCTACGGAAAAATAGGACTAACCACTCACGTCTCCGGGACTCTACCCGTTGCGAATGGCGGAACTGGTGTGACTACTTCGACCGGAAGCGGAGCCAATGCACTGGCTACTTCTCCGACCTTAGTTACACCAATCTTGGGTACGCCTACTTCCGGCACACTCACAAGCTGCACTGGTCTGCCTTTAACTACTGGTGTTACTGGAACTCTACCCGTCGCAAACGGTGGCACTGGTGTAACTACTTCGACCGGAAGCGGAGCCAACGCGCTGGCTACCTCCCCGACCTTAGTCACACCGATCTTAGGCACACCTACTTCTGGAACGCTTACTAGCTGCACTGGTTTGCCTTTAACCACTGGCGTCACTGGCACTTTACCTGTTGCGAATGGTGGAACTGGCGTAACTACTTCGACTGGGAGTGGAGCTAACGCACTGGCTACTTCTCCGACTTTGGTTACGCCGATCCTAGGAACGCCCACTTCTGGCACGCTCACAAGCTGCACTGGTTTACCAATATCCACTGGAGTTTCTGGACTCGGCACCGGAGTGGCAACTTTCCTTGCAACTCCGTCAAGTGCGAATCTAGCTGCGGCAGTTACAGGTGAGACAGGATCAGGTGCGCTTGTCTTCGCTACCTCCCCGACTTTAGTCACCCCCGACCTAGGCACACCTACTTCTGGCACGCTTACAGACTGCACTGGTTTACCAATATCCACTGGAGTTTCTGGACTCGGTACTGGAGTAGCAACTTTCCTCGCAACTCCTTCAAGTGCGAATCTAGCTGCGGCAGTTACAGGTGAGACAGGATCAGGTGCGCTTGTCTTCGCTACTTCTCCGACTTTGGTTACTCCTGTAATTGGAGCCGCCACAGGCACGAGTTTAGCGGCTACGGGCGCAATTACTTCTTCCGGCACAGCAGGTATAGGCTATGCAACAGGAGCGGGGGGAACAGTAACGCAACTTACAGACAAGGCTACTGATGTCACACTCAATAAGACTTGTGGTCGGATTATAATGAACGACGATTCATTAGCGCATGATACTACTGTTTCATTTACACTAACCAATAACACAATAGAGGTTGGCAATGTCTTAATTCTTAATCATGTCAGTGGCGGCACCGCTGGTAAATACCTACTGAATGCTCAGTGCAGTAGTGGATCAGCAAGTATTGACGTAACCAACATAACTTCGGGTGCTGAAGCAGAAGCCATTGTCATTGCCTTCGTAGTCATCAAAGCCGTAATAGCATAATGCCATGACCAAGTTTCCCGATACCGCCATTTTCAAAGACGCAGGGATGCGGGGCGACTCACGCGTCTTTCAACTCACTGCGCCGTTCCGATACCACTCCCGTATCGGGTGGATTGAGTTACCTGCTGGCTTCAAGACGGACGGAGCGTCAGTCCCACGCGTGTTCTGGAACATCTTTTCACCGTTCGGCACTTACTTCCCCGCCGCACTCATTCACGACTATCTCTACTCCAAAGCTAGTTCGTTTCACATTACCCGTGAAGAGGCGGATCAAATCTTCCTCGACGCGATGCACGACCTTGGTGTCGGCTGGCTGACCCGCCGTATGATCCACCGTGCCGTTCGCCTTGGCGGATGGAAGGGATACAAAAAAAGCAAACTACAAGATGACTTCCAACCAGAATGAGCGACACCGAAACAGCAGAGCTTTCCCGCGAGTGGCGGCAATCCGTCCGTGATGAAATGCGGAAGAATGGCGAAAAGCTGGATATGGTTCTTGTGGAGATTGGGAAAATCCGTAACGAGTTTGCCCCTGTTGACAGGCATGAGGACTTAGCAACCCGTGTCCGTAGCTTGGAGGAAAATCAAGCTCGCTTTCTTGGTGGGATTCTGATACTTAACTTCATCGGCGGAATTGCTCTGGCAATCATAATGAGACTTTGGAAATGAAAAACCTCACAGAAGAAATCGTTCGCATCGCCAAGGCGGAAGTCGGCGTTCGTGAGGTCGGCAATACAAACTGCGGCGTTCGCGTGAACGAATACAAGGCGGCGACATGGCTGAACCCAAAGAGAGGATGGCCTTGGTGCGCGGCGTTCGTCTGCTGGGTAATCCGCGAGGCGTTGGCATCCTCCGGCACGAAACAGACAAAGACGTTCAAGCGTCCGAGAACCGCTGGCGCATGGGACTTTGAGAACTGGTCTATCGAGCAAGACTCGACAACTTGGATGCGGCGTTCTCCGGGGAAAGACATCATGGCTGGCGACATCGTGGTATTCACCTTCTCCCATATCGGCATCGCAATTTCCTCCCCCGACAAGAAGGGCAATGTGACTGTTGCAGAAGGAAATACTGACGACGCTGGATCACGCGAGGGCGGTGGTGTTTATTTAAAAAAGCGAAACATTTCCCGAATTCGTTCGCGTATTCGATTTAACATTCCGAAACAATAACAGCATGAGTCGAACCTTTACTTTTTCTTCTGTTGATTTTTGCAAGTTCTTCTTTACACTTTTCAGTGTAAAACCTCATTCCTCGATCCCATGCCTCTTGTATATTTTGAGAGTGGTCGCCAACAGAAAGGTGAAGAGGATTTACGCATTTTTTATTGTCGCAAGAATGCAATACAAGTTTTCCTTTTGGTATTTCCCCATTGTGAATTTCATAGGAAAATCTATGTGCCTTATGAAGTTTCTCGCCTCTTCGTCCTTTTTGAAAAACTCCGTAACCCGTTGTTGTCACAGCACCTGTCCAACTCCAGCAAGATTCACCTTTGCAAACCTTATCCCAAAATCTTTCTTCCGCTGTCTTTCTTAATTTTGCAAGTCCTTTAGCCATGCCGAATATTACCACATATCGGTCGTTGGTCAATACCGAATTACCTCAAAACTCGCAATCTTTCCAAGATTCGTTCACGCATCCGATTTAATATTTGAGCAAACAATCGCGCAAAAAAAAGGCTATTCCGTCTAATTTGAGCAACATTACACGCAAATGAAACCACTGAAAAGTAAGTCTAAAATAATCGTCCTCCTTTCCGATTTGCATATCGGCTCAGTAGTTGGGCTATGGCCATCTGATTTCGTATCCACCGAAGGAGTCCCCATCGGGCAAAACGCATTCCAGCAATGGCTGTGGGCTTGCTGGAAAGACTGCCATGAGTGGATAGCCAAAACCGTAGGGGATGAACCTTACGAGTTGGTGATTAACGGAGACCTGGTGGAGGGAATCCATCATCGGACGACCCAAGTGATGAGTGCCGATATTGGGGATCAATCCTCCGCCGTGATCCAGATTCTTGAACCCGTGACAAGCAAAGCTGCTGGGGTTCACATCATCAAGGGAACGGAGTGCCACACGCGCAATGACGAGATTCGGTTGGGCAAAGTTCTAGGCGCATCGAAAAACCCAGAGAACGGGCAAAACGCTTGGGATAACCTCGACATTGAAATCAACGGGACGCTTATCAACTTCGCGCACCATATCTCAGCTACCTCCCGCCCGTATCTTGAGGCAGGAGCGCATTCCATTGCCTTGGGGACAATTACCCATTCCCGCGCAAGGGTAGGCAAGCGTGTCCCATCGGTGATCTGTCGGGCGCATAGGCATCGGCACGGAATCTGGACGGACGGCAACCAAGCATCGCTTATCACTGGCGCATGGCAGGGATTGACCCGCCACGGATACAAAGTTGTCCCTGACGCAATCTCAGAACCTTCCTGTATTATCCTTGACACAAGGACAACCGACAAGGGAGACTTGCCCCTGTTCCACCAACGTAAATACATACCATAATGGCAAAGAGCATCCCGAAAGTTAGCGGCATGGACTGGATTGTTGAGCGACTCAGCCAGCAAGCCCTAGAGCCTGACGAGTTCACAGTAGAAATGGTCATGGAGAAAACCAAGGCAACTTCCTCGGCAATCCGTAGCAACCTGCAAAGAATGCGTAATGCGGGAGAAGTGACTAGCCGGAAACTGCTGATGAATGGTGTTTTTGTAAACGTCTACAAGCGTGTAGAATAGCTTGACACGACCGTTCAGGTGTTATCCAATTATCCCACAAACAAATTATGGCCGCCTTCCCACGATCTCCCGTCCGCCAGTCCGAGGTCTCTTTTGTCACCCCGCGAATCGCGGATGTTCTGTTCACAGAGCTGGTAGACTGCACCCGCGTCGCAGTTCCGGCGTTTGGAACCCCCCACCCAAATACCATCAAGTGGCCTCACCATGAGCTGGTGTTCGCACGGGAAGCCGCCGAAGGGGACTCCGGCCGAGATGGCATGTTCGAGTTCTTCTACGCGGCCAAGAGGGAGAATCAGGACGACTACAACTTCGAGCAGCTAGGCGGGGAGCAGGTTGTCCGCACCTACGTGGTAAAGCGGGATCTTTACTTTGCCAGACCTGTTGGTCACGCGAGCGCTGTCGAAGACGAGTTCCTCTACCCTCCGGCTGGAGCCGAGTCACCCGACATTCGCTACTCCGACTTCTGCTTTGCTGATGACACCCAACGTCGCTATGAGAAGGAATTTGATTCTGTGTATGTGGTGATCCAGCGAAGGTTCATCCGACCTGTTACCGTGGACTACGTTTACGACGAGCAGTTCAGACGTATCGTTCGCATCACCAAGGACGTAATCCCACGGACTGATGCAGCGCCGTCTCTCCCATCGAATGGTTCATCTGTCGAGATCCAGAGCGGAAACAATTACCACTCCATCAGAATCACCAAAGAGCTCGTCTTGCAGGACGGGGAAGTTTACCCCTACCAACTCCCCACTCTTCCGGGAAATCAGGATTTCAGGTTTCCCTCTAAACTTGAGTCTGTGTCGTTGGTCTCGGCATATGCTTATGCTGCTGCTGAAGGTTCTGCCGCATCTTACGCCCAAGATTCTTTTTTCAAGCCAAAAATCATAGACCCACGCCCCGGCCCTTATTCAGCTACCGTATTACGTTTCGTAACTGACGACCCTGAGCAAATCAAAGTCACGTATCCGCTGACCAAAGTCCCTCAACCCGTTCGTGAAGCCATTTCTGAAATTTCTTGGTGGTATTACGCGAGTGAAGATTACGGGAATAAGGCTCAGGCGTCCGCTAAAGAATGGGCTGTCCCGTCAACAATCCATGAAGCAATTACGCTAAACGAAGACGAGCAAGAAAACCCGATTATACCACCACCCGACGCTCAACGGTATGTTCCCACTATTGAGGCGACTCCGGGGGTTGCTGAATTTCTTGCCTTAACGGAGGCTACTATTGGCTACCAAGTTCGAGAAATGCCATTTGGTCTTTTTGAAGTTACCGTAATAAAAATAGACATTGAAGATCTTTATGGATAATCCCCAAGGAAAAACTCTCAAAGACTACACTCCTACTCCTTCTGCTCCTCAAGGTAGTGTCCAGATTGACCAAGGAATAGGCTACGAACCCGTGGAGTATAATCCTTTTGGTTCTCAGCGTGGCAGCGATCAGAGCGATACGTCCAACGGGCCGGACGAGATTCCGAACAACCTCTGGCCAACCCTCACGGGTAGTGCCGCCACAGGCTACAAACTAGCAATGACCCTCGGGCATGTTGATGCGCGTCAGCATGTAGGGGACGCAGCGTTGCCTATCGCGATCACGGACATCCCCGGACAACCCGACCCAATCGCCAACGCCCTACCCGTGGCGAGCGGCGACAAGATATTCTGTGAGATCGTCGAGGACGTACGTGGCGTAGCCACCGCCGCAGCGATAAAGAAAGCAGCCTCATGGCCTACGTCCACCGCTGCGAGTCTAATCGGCGGCGATGACCAGACAGGGACGGAAGGAAAAAGAAACGTACGTCTTTGCGAGATCGTCACCGAGTCAGGACTAGTGCAGGTGAAAGTTTACCACTCGGGGAACATCGCCCACTTCGCACCGGAGCTATTGGATAACCTCATAAGTTACGCAAGCGCGGGATCAGCGCGGGTGATGAAGCAGTGGAACACTTCAACTGGAACTTGGGACTTGAGGTATCTTAGAAGTGGGTCAGGTATCACGATTACTGAGAATGCAGATGATATTGAGATCAAAATGAAGGACGGCGAGACAAATGGAGACATGCTGTATTGGGACGCAACTGAGGAGGAATGGGTTTTGCTCGCAGCGCCACCCAGCGGATACACCCACGTCCTAAGTCACGACGGCACTGCTCCATCGTGGATCGAAACCGAGGAGTGCTCATAGTATGCCAACAATCAAACGCACAGCCGAGGGCAAGATCATCACGAAGTCGGGGAAAGTGAGTTGCTCTTGCTGCGCTATCGACTACTGCTGCATGTATTCGTCTGCCCAGTTTCAAACTGAACCTAGCGACGAGGACGCGGACTTTTTTGATACAGATTTACCGGAAAAAATCAATGTGAACGGGGTCGAATTAACTCATACTGGCTTTGGAGATTACACTTGTGGCGAGGATCAGCCACGACTTTCCTACACGCCCTCTACTAATGTGTGGGTGGTATCTATTTCTGGTGATCACGGCGGTATCCAGTTTAGGACTTGTATGATCGGCGAGCAGGAAGGTATCACGGTCGAGGATCAGTTTGAGGCGTGCTACAAGATTTACCTGCAAGAACCTGACACGCCCCATCCCGGGTTTCTTTACGCCACAGTTTACCGGGTATCTTTGTGCAAGTGGACTAACTACGCTGACTACATTGACCCTTTCGGCAGTTCTCCTTATTTGGTTGACCTCATATTCAACCCAGACATTCAAAGATGGTATGCAGACCTTGGGGGTGTTCCGTTTTATTTTGAAAAAAGCCCACATCAAGATACGCCTGTCGGGGCATATCCAGCGCAAAATCTTATGCCTGGTGAACCTGTGTACACCGTAAATGTCGAGCCGTGCTAACCCATGACCTGCCCCCACCAATCCCAACCCTCCGGCAAAGACACAGGCCGCCGAATTTGCAAAATCGGACTTTATGGCAGCAAACCCTACCTTGGAAATTGCCACGCCTGTATCTCCGCAGGCGAGAACACGCCAGACTTCGCGGCAAAACTTACCGACCGAGCCGCACAATCACACCCGGCCAACCGCGCCAAGGTATCAGGCTGTTGCGACTCAGCCCTAAACCCGCCACCCGTTTGACACGCTCGCGTAATCTGCTCTTGCAAACAAATCAAATAGGGTGACAATCCCCGAACCACCATGGCTACAATGACCCTAGCGCAGATCTTCAACACCCTCGGAACCTACGTGGAACCGGGAGGTGACTTCATGGCGAGCTTGAATCAGGTTCTTTCCCGACTTTACGGGATGGGAACCTACCGCGACCTCACCGTCCAATACAGCCTGCCCGTTGTGGATGGTGCCGTCACCCTCCCCGACGACGCGGCGGCCGTCCTGCACACGATGGTGGACGGATACCCGTCCCCAGTCCGCAGCCTATGGCACGACTTCAAGAGCGTCGGAACCAACTCCCCCGACACGGGACCAACGTGGGGGCTGATCGACTCCGGGTTCTGGCCAACTACGCGTTTGATCCCGGAATCCGAAACGGTGGACACGCTATTTATTGTCCCATCTCTGCGTGGAGTATCCGCCGTGGACATTGATCTCGAAGAGGAAATCGTCACGGTGAACGCCAGTGACGGGGACAGGAACTACCAAGGCACTCCGGTGGTAGTTGACCAAGAGATCACCTTTACCGCACCAATCACCAGCATCACATCCATTTCTTTTGATGCCTTGCTGAGACCCTACGACATCCGCTACGATGCGGCCGACGCGTCCACCTGCATCGCCACGGTGGGTCCGGGTTCCGGTGTCACTCGCTATCGCAGGTTCCGGGTGAACAAAGCGGTTGACGGAACCACGATCGTTCATGTCCTCTGTAAGCGTGCGTTCATTCCTTTGCAGGCCGATGGGGACATTGTCTACGTCACCCACCTAGGCGTTCTCAAGCACGGACTCCTCGCGAGAATCGCGGAGGATAACGCCGACCTTGAGCGTGCACAGTTTCATTGGGGGCAGTGCTTCACACTTCTGGAGGAAGATGCCGCTTCCTCGCGTGGTGCTGCTCTTCCTCGTCCGGGGGTTGACCCATACGGCACAGGCAACGTCGACAAACTCCGTCAAATGTATTGATCGCCATGGACAGCAAACTAAAGAGCGCAGGGGTTTCCGGTTACAACAAGCCGAAGCGGACACCGAACCATCCAACCAAGAGCCACGTTGTCGTAGCCAAGGTGGGTAGCGAAACCAAGACCATCCGATTTGGACAGCAAGGGGTTTCCGGGTCCCCGAAAAAGGAAGGGGAGTCCAAGTCCGCCGAGCTGCGTCGGGAATCATTCCGCGCACGCCATGCGAAGAACATCGCCAAGGGCAAGATGAGCGCGGCCTATTGGAGTAACCTGACTAAATGGGCCATTTTACCTATTGCTCCATTAGATCAAAATGGTAATATCATCCCATGGCTAAAGCAAGACCACTCCCCAATGGCGTCTTATTTGTTGGAATGCGTGCTAAGAAAAGCGGAGGCTTTGAGTATGCTTTTTCAATCCCTTGCCTGAAGTGCAGAAAGGACAGGGTTGTAAAAAGGAGGCAGCACGCAATTTCTATGTCTAAGAAACCCTGCAAAACGTGCTCGAATAAGGACAACAAACCGGTTGGACTTGTAGGGCAGATCAGGGCCTCCTTTTTCAATAAATTCACCATAGGGGCGTCCCAAAGAAACAAAATATGGAACATCGACATTTCTTATGCGGCTCAGAAATTCGACGAGCAAGGCGGTGTGTGCGCGTTGTCGGGACTTCAGATTGACGCAGGAGGTTCTGGATGCGCCCTTAGTGAGATCACGGCGAGCCTTGATCGGGTAGACAACGCGGTTGGGTATGAGCCCGGTAATGTCCAGTGGGTCCACAAGGAATTGAATATGATGCGCGGCTCACTAACAGTTGATCGGTTCAAGGAACTGTGTGCATATGTGGCCTCCCACAATAAAGTAAGATGGTGATCCTCCGGACAACACTCGAAGAGCGGCGTTTTGTTACCAGCACAGTGAAAAGGTTGACGGGCGTGCGCGGCTGTGACCTGTATCTGATAGGGGGTGTCGCTACCCAACGCCACATCGGGGGGACGCTGGAAACCCCAAAGACGCCCGCAAAATTTAGCAGGATCTCTGGGGTCTATGGCCTGAACGTATTTGTTTTTACGGCAAAAACAATAGAGCCAGAAGTGCAGCCGCACCACACCGCACGCGTCTATACCGACAATCCGGACGATCCGGCGTTTCGCGGAGCCGACATTTTCTATTTCACCAGAAGCAGCAGGGATATGACGGTGGTGACTTTGGTGGGATGGACAACCCCCTCACAATTTTTCAGTGAGGCGGTGTTCAATCCGGTGGGAGCCACCGACCCCCACGGGGGCTACACCTGCCCCCGTGACGAGTTCTCGCTTCCGGTCAATCTTCTGATCCCTCCGGACTGACTATCGGTCCGTAGATCGGGTGGTGGATTACATCCTTGAGGTCCATGATCACCGCCTGCCATACGGCGGCTCTCGCACGCAGGCGCATTACTTGTGGGTTTGGGTTATCTACGTATTCAGATGAGCCGTATTTTTCTGCCGCTGCGAGTTCTCTTTCCCGTTGCGAATCATAGAATTCACAGAGAAAGATCAGCTCGTCGCGCATCAGGCTTACTCGATCGGTTTCGGTTGCCATACTAGAACTCCTCCCCCTTGTCGATGTCGAACTCGTCGGACAGCGAGATTTCCCACACCTTCCCGCCGCCTTGCCCTTTGCTGCGGACGGGGCGGATGGTCTTGTTATGAGCGCTCACCTCCTCCAGCACGGTCATCCCGCGCCGGACAAACTCAAGGTTTGTGGAGTTACCCACGCTGCGTCCGCCGTTGGCTTCGTGAAGCGTAACGGTGAAGTCGGTCAGGGTTCCACGCCACTTCTGTTGTCCGGAGTGCTCACGCACTTTGCGGGCGAAGAACTCAACCATTTCAGCAATGGCCGAGCGGCTTGAGTTGTCGTAGGCGGCAGCCTCGATCATCGGGTCGATGTAGGTGGCCACCCCGAATCGGCTGGAGTCCTTCACCCATTCCGGAGGGGTCCAGTCGGTGAGCCATTTCAGGAAGTGGGGGAGTTCATCCTTAATGGTTTTTTCAACAAACTCGTTAGAGCCGAACTTGGGCTTGTGCCGCTCGCTGATCCGCAGGGCGATGATCTTGTCCCGGTTCGATGAATCCAGTGACGGCAGCGCAGCGAGCGAGTTGGCGTCGAGGTTCAGGGACATCATTACTCGCCCCGCCCACGGGAGCGGGATGGCGTCGGCATACTTGGCGTGATACTCCAGCCTTGGGTTTGCCACGCACCGCTTGGTCAGCTCGACGAACTTGCGTTGGTCGGCATAGGTGGCGGCCGCCATCTGGTCGTCGATGACCCACGCGGCGGAACCACACAGATCCTTGTTGAACGCGGTCTGCCCCGAGAGATAGGCGCTGGCGTCGCTGAATCCGCCCACCGCCTCACCCACGATCTTGTTGGTGAGCAGGGTCTTGCCGTGCCCCGTTGGACCCAGCAGGATGAGGAGCTGTCCTTGATCGAGGCGATGTGCCACCACCGCCTTGTAGAGACGCTGAAACCACGCAAGAAAGTAGTCGAGGGTGTCGCGCCCCTGATCGTCGGGAGCGAAGAATGTTTCGAGGAAGTTCTTCATCCACGGCCACAGCGCTTCGTCCCCGTCGTTGGCGGCATGAACGATGGTGGTTCGGCAGTTGTTGAGAATCTTGCGCCCGTTGAACGATACCACGCGCTTGTCAGAGAACACCACCGGGGCGACCTCCTCCACGCGGTTGTCGTTGGAGATGCAGAGCACGGCCTGCTCCACCTCGGAAACCGTTTGGTTTTTCTTGAGCTTGGGGCTGAACCCGGCACGCCGAAGTTCTAGGACAAGCTGTTCCTTGGGGATGCCGACGGGAGCTTCTCCGAGCAACTTGTAGAAACTCTTGCCGTTGAACCAGTATTGATCGAGCAACACCCCGAGCTTCTTCTCCTCGAACTTGTCGACGAACTGCTTCCCGAAGATTTCCCTCCATGACAGGAACCCTTTCCCAGCGCGATCGGAATAGCAGATCATGCCATCCTCCCGCACTTGACAGCCGGGGCGGTCGATGCCGTCGGCGATCCAGAACAGAGGACCGCGCGTTCCGGACGTGAACTCACCACTCCACCTTCCGGGGAACCTTCTCTCCACCTCCACCGCGATTTCATCGAGTGGGATGCTAGTGTCGTTGGTGCTGACCGGAGTATCGTTCGCGGCCTTGAGCAGCACGGTGCGGACAGTGTTCAGGGGAACCTGATCCCCGATCCGCGTCCAGTCGGTGCCCACCTCGAAATACTGGCTGACCTTCAAACTGGAACGGTCGAACCCGCCAATGATCATCGAAGCCTTGAATGCGTCGCACAGACGCTTCATGAAATTCGCGGCGATCTCTGGCGCGAGTGGTAGGCGGCCGTCGAACTCCCACACAAGGCGGATGTAGCCCGAGCGGGTTTTGCTCCGCCATGTTGGCAACGGAGCACCGTCGGCTCGCACCTTGATGATCTCGTCCACCTTGTCCCATTCGACCAGAACCCCGTCGTAATCTGCCACGAAACCGTGTAGGTAGTTGACCGGATTCTCGACCCCCACACGGGCGTTGGGGTTGTCCCCCTCCGCCATCGAGTAGAAGCAATGGTTGGTTTTGTCATCGGCGCACCACTCGCGGAACTCCGCTTTGGATGTGAATGTGGGGACGGGGAAGTTGCAGGTGGACATGTCGTCCACCGCTGTAACCGCCGTGTCCCGGTTGTTCTTGAGGTAGCGATATTTCATTTGGTGTAAGCGTCGAGGATGTGTGCTTCAGCGGAAAGGGGAATGTCAAGAATCCACTCCGGAGGGGTGGCCATAATTTCCATGATGTCGGAGTAGGCTTGCTCAGCCTGCTCTTCCGGGACTTCGCACACAAGCTCGTCGTGGACATGAAGGATGATCGGATACCCCGCCGCGTCAACACGAAGCATCATATCGGCGAAAATATCTCGGGCAAGCCCTTGGCTCAGATTTTCCGCGAGGATACCACCCCATAGAGACAGGTCTCGGGGAGCCCCGTTGCGTAGCATCTTGCAGAGGTATTTGAACCGGATCATGTCTCCGGTTTTCTTGGGAGCCTCCCTCATCCGGCGAAGCCTCCCGTAACGCAGCGTTCGGCCGGAGGGGAGTGAAAGCTCCAGAGGCTGGTTGAGCGCCACGCACATGGAAAGATCCTCGTTGAAGCTCTTCCAGTAGCGGACAACGGAAGACATGCGATCCCGATAGAGGGCAACAGCGGCTTCGGCTTCGGGGAGTGTCATGCCGCTGAACTCAGCGAAGCGGGCGGCTCCAATTCCGTAGCCACATCCAAGCACCATCGACTTCACCTTGTGCCGGAGCTTGGAGTCAAACTCCTTGAGGGGTCCGTTTGCTGGATCGTGCATCCCAAGCAGGACACCGAAGGCGTGGTAGATGTCGTCTGATTTGCGGATCAGGTCTAGCGCCTTGGTGTCCTTGGATAGCCAGCATAGGGTGCGCACTTCGATCTGCGAAAGGTCGGCAACGATCAGCTTGTAGCCCGGCTTGGGCTTGATCATGTTCCTGAAACTAACCCCGAACATATCGCCGCGGGGGAGGTTCTGGAGATTGAGGTTCCCACCAGAACCGCTGAAACGCGCTGTTGGGTTTGCTCCGCAATACATTAAGCCGCCGTAGTAGCGCCCATCTGACATGGTTCCCAAGTCAAAGGCTTCCAGTTTCCGGAGGAAGGCGTTGATGCGACGGAAGTCCTGCACCGCACGCGCCCACGGACACTGCTCTTGGTTCTCGTCGAACCACTTCTCGGTATCGACGTTGTCCTTCGCCAGCGACGCGGGTGGGACGATACCGTCCTCTCTGCACTTCTGGTTAAACGCCTTGCGTGAAAGCGCAGTGCTTTCCCCGATCCAAGGTATGGACTGCTCGGCGTTGAACAGGGCGGTCTTGATGGTGATGAGGTTCTTCTCAAGAAGGTCGGTGTCGATAGGGATGCCGCGCTGCCCAATCCTTCGGTTCACTAGGCTGATCTGCCTCTCATGCTCCGGCCACTGATCGGAGAGGGCATCCCACAATTTAAGGCAAAGCTCGGCGTCGCCAATGGCGTAGGCGGTGACGGACTCGCGGAACTCGTCGGTCATTGCACTCCACTTTTTACCCTTCATGTTGTCGCGCACAGACTTGTCCACGGTGACTCCGAGGACGGCAGCAGAAGCGTTCTTGAGAGAGCGTGGGAGTCCGAGGAAAGAACACATGTCGGAAGTGCATTGCCACTCGGCTGGAGACGTTGCAGGAAACCATCCCTTCTCGACCCCGAAGAGGTAGAGGGATTCGTCGAAAGATGCGTTGTGTGATAGAACCCGATGCCCGTTAAGGACTTCCCAGTTAAATCCGGAAGGGTGTCCGGCGTAGGTGAACCCGTCGCTCCCTACAACGGTCACCATGTAGGCGTCGAAGTCGGGATGGGAAAAGTAGCCGCGCGGGCCGAGGGTGGTGATGGAGCATTCGTTGGAGTAGAAGCTCTCGAAGTCTAGGGCGTAGGTGTTCATGGTATTCGATTTGTAAGTTATTTGGTTAGGGACGCAACGGCGTCCGGCGTTTGTTGTGTTAATATGTGGGCATGAAAAAGCCGCGCGGAGGGAGTTACCCCGCCGCGCGGCCTAGGGTGTTCATTGACTGAACGGGATGGGCTCTTCCGTATTAGGGATCGGAGGAGCATTCAGCGAAGCCTCGATGGCGGAGAGGACTACCTCAAGCCTGCGGCGTTGCATTACAGCGGTGGCGATTTGACCGTTAAGATCCTCGATCACTTTCATGATCGAGTTCGCCTCGGCTACAAGCAGGTCATCTCTGTGGACGAGACCTTCTGGGATAGTTGGTTCGTTGTCCATATCAGTTACCTCCTTGGGTGAGACGTTCTGCGAACTCCAAGGCTTCCGCCGATGGGGATTCCTTGGTGATGCTCAGGGTTGGCACATACCAAGAGTATTTGCCCTTGGACATGAGCTCCGAGCCGAACGACCACAGGCGGGTCATCACGGAGATGTTCGGATTGAACGTCTGGAACGTGAACAACCGCTTGTAGGTGAGGCGGTAGGCGTCCTTCTGGACGGTGATCCGCGCCATCTGGTGGTTGACTCCACCGATCTCGTATGGGAATGCCTCGTCGTTGTTGCCCACCTGAGGGATGAGCAGCACGATCTCAGCGTATTCGATGATCGGGTAGTCGGTGTTCTCGGCGAGTGTATCGCGCTCCGCTTCGGTGAATGCTTGCTTTGGCATGTATTCGTCGCCGAACGGGACGTCCTCTTTCCACATCTTCGTCGCACCGATGACGATCACGGGGATCTTCTCTTCGGCAGCGGTGAGGACGTGCTCCTTGTCGAGAACGACGGAACCGAGCGGTCCCTCGATCTCCGACATCTTTTGGATGACGTTGAGGCGTGGGATGTCGATGTCGTCCGCTTTGAACGAGAGCGAGTGGTTTCTCTGCGGGGTGATAGCCGTAACGGCCGGGGCTTGCACTGGCAAGACTTCGGCGGCGGGCACTTCTACTGTTTCTGCTTTAGGCATATTTTTTCTGTTTTCGATTTGTGTCCGGTAGAGGATTCCTGAGGGGCCGGACAGCTCCCTTATTCCTATTGTTGGGAAAGTGTGTAGCGGGTAGGCCCCTTCTCGATGATACCTAGGTCGGTGGCTTCGGCTAGGAAGGCATCCGCTTCCTGACCTTTTTTGCCCCGTGGCGCGTTGGCGCGGATTACATCGCAGAGCTTGTTTGCCGAGATGTCGGATGCCTCGATGAACTCCTCGTCGGAGACGCCTTTGCTGAGAGCAAGGTTGCGCAAGTTGATCTTGTCCTTGGTGATGGTCAGCGCTCCCATGGAGCGGCGCTTGAGGGTCTCAAACTCCACGCCAGCGTTGGACATACCCATCGCCTTGTGCTTGATGCCGCTTGCCCACTCCTCGACGATCTTGGCGACGACGAACAGACGTTCCATCGTAGCAGGGTCGCTGATGTCAGAGGAAGCAATGGAGCCATGAGGGAGAAGGTCGGGGCGGTAGCGTTTGGCAACTTCGATACACATGGCTCCGAGAGCAGGGCACTCGTCTTCGTGGCGGCAGAATCGGCAGTTCACGGAAGGGGTCATGTCGTCAAGGTCCGGCCAAGACTTCTCCCACATCGGCCGAACTACTTCGGCGCGGCGGATCACCGCTTCGATCTCGCCCTTGAGGCGCGGGACGTCGGAACGATTGAATGTGCCGTAGAGGACCTCGTCGCGCTTGGGGACGAGGAAAGCGAAGTGGATTGTCTCAAGCTCGGCATCCATCTGGAATCCGGCAAGGACGTAAGCCTTGGCCTGCCAGTTGGTCTCAGGCGGGTCGATCTTGCTGATGCCCGTCTTGTAGTCGATCTGAAGTCCGACGTTACCTTTCTTGGACACGATGTCGGAAGTCCCGAATGTAGGGGTCTTCACGTCAAGGTCGAGGATCAAACGCTTCTCCCGCTCGACGGTAACGCCTTCGCGGCCACCGAACACGTTGTCGAAGACTTCATCCTCTTCGCGGACAAGGCGCTCGTATATCTCGATCTCCTCCTCGCTCTGGAGGGCAGACGGGTCGCGCACCTCAAGGGCTTCGTGGATGCGGGTGCCCATTTCGGAGGCGGCGGATGTGCCGTCTTTGCCGTGATAGCCGGGGCAGATCGCCACGTATTTCAGGCTGGACGGACCGAACTCGGCATGGGCGCGTTCGGAGTGGTCTATGGTTTCTACTGTTTGCATAGTAATTTAGACCAAGGTGTTAGGGCAGAGGCGGAACTTGTGCCATCCGTTAAGGTGGCGTTCACGGGCAAGAGCCTTACGGTCCTTGTGATCTTGGAGCATGGCTTGGTGCCGCTCGTGGCGTTCCCTCCGGGAGTTGTATGCCTCCTCTACGGGCGCGGTTGGTGTGTCGATTTCTGTTGTCATTTTATGGTTCTGATTTGGTCATGCCGGGTTGGGCATGAAGCGTTTCCAGAGAGTGTCTCTTTTTCTCCATGCTGTCAATAATCTTTTCTTCAATAGTTTGCGAAGCAACCAGAACCCTTTGTAGCGCGGGGGTTTTCCCGGTGGCGCGGTGGATGCGGCCGAGGGTTTGGATGTAGGATTTCACGTCATAGGTGGGGGAGATCAGGCTCATGCGTGGGCGTCCGCCGTGGATGTCGTGGAGTGAGACGCCGACACCGCCCGCTGCCATGTTGCAGAGGATCACGCGCGTCTCGTTGGACTGGAACCGCTGCACGTTAGCTTCACGAACCATAGCTGACTGACCACCGACAACGCACGACGCATCAGGAAACGATGCAGCTAGTGCTTTGACCGTATCCACAAAGTTGACAAACACAGCCACGCTGAACCCTTCGTCTACCGCATCGTTCACCATGCTGATGATGTCTGGCACTTTTGCGGCCTCCGCGAGTTGGCGGGCGCGGAGGATGTCAGTGAGCACGTTCGCGCCAAGACCCGCACCACCGTGTTCAAGGAACCGATCCACGACTTCGGGGGTGACGCCATGCTGTTTGTAGAATCGGGCGATGTCCGAGAGAGCACTAAACGCGAGTGGTTCGGTGATGACTTGGTTTTCGGTGAAAGCCCCCGGTAGATCATCGGTGGTAAGCCTCACGCAGTTGGTGGTGTAGAGGCGGTGGTTGAGCGGGACGAGGTGTTTGGGGTTCCCGGCCACCCAGTTGTTCCAAGGGTCCTTGCGGCAGCCGTGCTGTTTCATCCACGAGAACCAGCTATGCAGTCCCCCCGCAGCGTTGTTGAGTGAGTGAACCCCCAGCACGTAGCCGATGGACCTCATCTCGGTGGGGTCTTGGCAGGCGGTGGCCGAGAGCAGCAGGTTGCGGAAACCTTGCGTCTTCGCCGCGACAAGCATCTGCGTGTTCTGGCTGAACGGCGCTTTGCATTTGTGGACTTCATCCCATATCAGGAGGGTATCGGGCGGTAGGTTCCATGTGAACAGAGTCTTACCTTTTTTGGCCACAAACGAATTACCGCGCCTGATCTTTTCGTAATTGGTCACGAAGATTGGTTTGACCCCCACCTCCGCCAGTTCCCGCTCCCAGTGCGGGATCACGATTTTGGGGCAGATAACGGCTACCGGAACCCCCATCTCGGCGGCGGTGCGGCAGGCGATAACGGTCTTGCCGACTCCGGTGTGGGAGCTGTCCAACGCCCCTCCGCGAGTGCGGAGAGCGTTCTTGAGGAAGTCAACGGACTCCCGTTGTTTGGGGAATAGTGTTTTCAAGGTGTGGTTAGTGGTAGAAATTGTGGAACGTTTTTTGGGATGCGTTACCTTCCCCCTTTGCCCCTGCTCGTCGGGTTCTCCCAATCTGCGAGGAAATTTATTTACCGACTGGTCTTTTCATAATTGTTTGGAGATACCACACTGGGCGTGAGTCGTCACCACCATCCGGTTTCCTGTATCGGTCATCCTGTAACATGCCGCAGTGCTGGGCATCCAGTAGGATGTTGCAGCTACAAGCTACATGAGCAATGTGGGAGATACCGGATTCAGGATCGAGGTCTTCGCCGTCACGCCACGCATTGAGGTGTCGCATGATGGCAGCTACATACGTGGTTGCACAGACGCCTGTATCGCGCCAGTTGAATGGCCCGTATTTCTCTGAGCCTAACTTGTGAACCCACGCGGTCTGCTCCATTGCATACGGTGGGATCAACGCTAGTGGTGTTTTGGTAGCGCCGATTGCGCCTTTAGGGTCATTTGGTGTGTTCATGGTTCTGCGTTCTGGGTTAGGGATTGAAGTGCTTGCTGGGCTTTTTCAAATGCTTCTGGCATGGATACTGGCATAAAATCAACACTGTCAATACAGTTGCAAGATTCTATCAAGTCTTGTAGT